AAGCATGATGCTGAAGAATCTGGAAAATATACCAAAAACTATGATTTTCAAGGAAATATAAGTGAATCATCATGGATGAGCACAAGAGCTGGAGCTTTAGGTGAAGTATTTGGCGAAGCTCCAAGATTATCACAATGTTGCCAACAAGAAATTGTAAATAATGAATATTGTTCCCATTGCGGAAAGAAATGTAAGGAAATGCCTACTGAAGGCAGTTTAAATGAGGAAATAAATAAGATTAAAAAACTATTCTAAAAAATGGCAAAAGAAACATCAAATGTAAGAACTTTCGCAAAGAAAGAATCAAGAAGAAGACCAGGAATCCACTCGAAAAACAAAGCTGGTAGGAACAAAGGTTCTAAAAATTATTTGAAACGTTATAGAGGACAAGGTCGTTAATTAAAAAAACCCAACATTAAGTTGGGTTTTTCTTTTAAAATATCATGAAGTAAACTTCGTGCATTGGTCTTGTTACGGCCACATAGTGAACATTTCTTTCTTCTTGGTCAATGTCACCATCTTTAGTTAAGTAAGTGTAATCATCATCAACACCATATCTTTCTGCTAATTCTGGATCGAGCGAATTAACAATAACACATCTTGGGAATTCTCTACCTTTACTTTTGTGAATACTGGTAATAAATTTCATTGACTCTTTGTTTGCTTCAATAAACTGTACCAGTTTTTCAACGCTAACAAAATATGGGGTAATTCTATCCAATCTACGTTTCAACGATGGATTTATATTGTTTTCCTTAATATGCCTAAGCTCATCATTAGTTATAAAATTATTATATCTTATCTTAAGTTTACTTTTAAGACAATATTCTTCGAGGTCTTTAATAACATTATTGGTTCTAACAAGAATTGCCAATGGTCTATCATCATTTATCATTTCAATTAAATCAAACTTATCAATAAGATCATATTTAACACTACCATCATTTTCAGAGTGTGGTATAGCTGTGATTTTACTGTACTTATTAGCGTGTTCAACTATTTTTTTATCAGACCTGAAGTTTTTTGTTAAGGTCATTCTTGTGGTCTTATGTTTTGATGTAAGTAGTTGTTCAATCATATCACAGTTTGCACCTGAGAACCCATAAATAGATTGATTTTCGTCACCAATAAGATAGTATTGTTTGGCTTTTATAGCCAACAATATTTTTAGTTGTAAAGTTGATGTATCTTGGTATTCATCAACAAATATGTGGTCGTAAAGACCCTCAAAATATTTAATATATTTTGGATCACGTGATAGCTTTTCAGTGTCTATCAACATGTCAGCAAAATCTCTTGATTGAGTTTCTCTTAGGAATTTGTCGTAATCAACGTAATGTTCAGGCTTTGGTAATTTGAATCCATCTGATGTTTGTAATTTAAACGCTGAGAACGATGCTGATACCTGATTTCCTTCTTCATAAAAGAAGGTTAACATTTGTTGATATTCATCTTTAATATTTTTGGGTGCTCTTGGAGCTGGTTTATACTTTTCTTTATACCAGTTCACAAAATCATAAAATGAGGCAATCTTTTTAAATTTACCCATTTTACCAAGTAAGGATGCTGTAAAACTATGAATTGTTGTAATTTTAACGTCATGTTTGATACGGCGTTTCAATTCATCAACAGCGTCATTTGTAAAGCTAAAAAATATGATTTTTTGAGGATCCACCCCATTGTCAACCATTTTATTTAATCTACCAACAGTTGAATGTGTTTTACCTGAGCCAGCTGTTGCGGAAAGAATTATTGAATCGGTGCCAGAATAATTGATAAAATCTAATTGTTCATCGGTGTAATTTGCCATGATATTTTTTCTATTTTCAACAAATGTAAGAAATATTTTCCAAAACACAAAAATAATGTTTATTTTTTTTTGACCCATTATTATATTTATTGCTGGAACCTCGTGTTATTTGCCTTGAGTCCTTGTGGCTTTGGAGTTGTCTAACTGGCAACAAAAAGGTAGGTAAATTAAAAAAAGAGGAAAAAAATATGTATCACACAACGTACACCTATAACAATGGGTCAACACCGTCTGCATATTTAACAGTCGGTAAAAACAGAGTTAAACAGTACAACAATACTGTTTACATGAATGATAAACAAGAATTCGAGATTGAACTGTTCAATCCAAAAACCACATCTGTTCTTGTAAAAATAAAATTAAACGGAAATTATATCTCAACCAGAGGTATCTATTTGAAACCAGGTCAACGCATATTCTTGGATAGATTTATTAATAACAACAATAAATTTTTATTTTCAACATATGAAGTTGGTGCTTCGAATGAGGTTAAAAAGGCAATAGCTAATAATGGTGATGTTGAAATCGAATTTTATGATGAATACATTGCTCCAATACTGACAACTAATACTTTCTGGTATTCAAGTCAGCCAATAACCAATAACTGTCTAAATAACCCAACTGTTATGACTACCGCTACCAATACTTTGAATAACACGAGTATGGTTGGTCAAGTTAGGTCAAGATCATTATATAGTTCAAGTTCTAATAGTTCAGCAACCATGGATTCATTAGAAAGTATTGAAACTGGTAGAATTGAAAAGGGTGATGTTTCAAACCAATCATTTACAGAAGTTAATGGTAGTTTTAACACCTATTACTCAACCAGAACCTACTGGAAAATAATGCCACAATCACAAGAACCTGTGCAATATGCTGCTGTGCAGAACTATTGTACTTCTTGCGGTACCAAAATTAAGAAAGAATCCTACAATTTTTGCCCAAAATGTGGGAATAAATTAAAATAATAATAAAATCTACGAGGTTCCAAGAAAAAGTGATAGAAATATCACTTTTTTTATGTCTTTTAGCTAAATATAAACTATTTATTATAAAAATATCATTTATTATGGCAGTAAAATATAGAATTACAGAAGCTCAATTGATGAGCATTCATAAACACTTAAACGAATCTGTTGAAGACGAATCCATGATGGAAACTCCTATGGAAGATGAAGCTATGATGGAAACTGAAGAAGAGGAAGATGAAACAGTTAAAGAAGCTGAAGCAACTGCTCTACCTAAAAAACCTTATGCTCCTGAAGCTCACAATCCAAAGTACATGGCTAAGGGTTCTATGCATGAAGAAGTTGGTAAAGAAAAATTTACTGGTACAAAGGTAGCTGGAACTAAAGGTGAAGGTACTTGGGATAAAAACCTTAAGAGCGGTAAAACTCCAAAAGATGGTATCAAATCTGGTGGTAAATCTACAGATATTGAGAAGGCAAAAGCAGCTACTGGTGTATGGGATGGTGTGAGCAAAAAATCGGCAGATGCTACGGCTCACGTTGTAAAAGGAATGAAAGCTGGTGACGTTAAAAATTCTATGGGTGCTCCAAAGAGTGCAACTAAAGATACAGCAAAAGCAACATCTGGTGTTGCTAAAGAGGCTACTAAGCACGTTGAAAAATCGTTGAGAAGTGGTGGTACTATGAAAGATATCGAATCTGCAAAAGCTAAGACTGGCACGTGGGAAGATGCTAAAACTGGTAAAGTTAACGAAGAAAAGAAAGAGTCTTTAACACCAAAGCAAATGAAAGACAAGAAAAAAGAAGCTATGGAAGCTATGAACGCTAAAATGGACAAGAAATAATATTTAATTGGCAATATCACAAAAAAAAGCGACTATTCTTGGTCGCTTTTTGTTTTTCTGGATAAAAATTTATATTTTAATTGTTGTATACTATCAATATGTTCAAATAAGACATCCCTGGTTTTAGATATAAATTCATATTTTTTTGTTCCTAATGTATTAATCATGTCTTTAGCAATTTCAACAGTTCTGAGAGTTGTGTTAACATCAACAAATTCTTCTCTTGTGTGCATGTTGTGATATCCAACAGAAATATTGATACAACTAAAATCGTATTTATTTTTTAACACACATACGTCTGTATAAGGATGATTACCAAGAATAAATTTACCCATATGCTTCTCAAGTATTGGTTGTATATGATTGTAGAATTCGCCATTTTCGTCAAACAATTTGACACCGTATGAAACGTGTGATACCCAGTTATGTAATGGGGCATCGAATTGTATTGCATACCCAACATTATCAAAAAAATTAGGGTTGGCCATTCTTGCGCCATAACAACCGAATTCTTCACCTACCAGAAATACAGCCTTAATATTGTTTAAGGATTTGATAACCTCAAGACAAACAAAAACGCCACATTTATCATCTCCCCCAATACCAGTGGGCATACCGCTATCGTTGTATGCTGATAGACATAACATTCCATGATCTAATGTCTCTCTGATATTTATTGATTCCAATTCATGTACTGTATCTGTATGGGCAACAACACAAGGGTAAAATTCAGCTTCTCCTTTTGTTACATAAATGTTACCGACATCATCAACTTCATACGATACATTATTTTCTTTTAAAATATTACATATTTTCTCAACCAATTTATCTTCGTTTGCAAAATATGTAGGAGTTGATAATATATCTATCAGGTTTTTAATTTTTTGTTGCATATAGGTAATTCTGTGTGTTAACTATTTTTGTTAAACTGAATTTGCTGATATTTTTTGAATACTTGTTTACAACAGGTTTACCTGTATTATAGGCTCCTAAAGCCAACTTCCAGTTTCCATATTTATCATGAAGTGTCTTTAATAGCTTGAATGAAAGTATTACATTAAGTTCAGTATTATTCAATAATTGCTTTTTTGTTATGGTTGAATCACAAACAGCATTAGCTGTCTTTAATTTTAGTTGCATTGCCCCATAAGCCTTTGATTTTGAAGTTCTTTTTGGGTTATAGGTAGTATCAGTAGGCCCTTTATAATTGGTTTCGTAATAAGGTATACCATAAGCAATATTTCTTGGGATACCATATTCTTTTGAATATTTCTCAATATAAAAATACATTTTAACAGATTCTGGAAAATTAACAAATTTTTCAGATCTAAAAAAATTATTATATGAGAACCATGAGCATAATCCAATCGAAATAACCGACAAAACAATTACAAACAATTTCTTTTTCATATGTTATAGTTTTTAAAAATAAATATGCCACTTATTGCTAAGTGGCACAAATATACTAAATAGTGTGGAAATATCCAAATTAAGGTGTGGTTATTTTGATATTTAACTTATCATTTTTCTTATCGTAACCAACGGTAATATGTGCAAATTTAGGCATATGTTCCTTTAACAATTCCTCAGAAATAGGGTCTTCGAGATATTTTTGAACAGTGCGTTGAATTTCTCTGGCTCCGTAATTTTTGTCATAACCTTGTTTTAATACGTATTCTTTAACGTTTTTACCGATTTCAAGTGTATAACAAGATTCGAGTAATCTCTCTTCAAGATCGTTTAATTGTATGTCGATAATTTTTAATATACTTTCATCTTTAAGGTAATTGAAGTAAATTATATCATCTAACCTATTTAAAAACTCTGGTTTAAATTGCTTTTTCAAAGCTTTTTCTATGATATAATTTGCGTTTTTCAAATCATCTTCTGAACCATCGGCGCTAAAACCAATTTTGGTTCCGAAATCTTGAACTTCTCTAATACCGATATTAGATGTCATAATGACGATGGTATTTTTAAAGTTTATTTTTCTACCTGATGAATCTGTAAGATGACCTTCATCCAGTAATTGGAGTAGGATATTAAAAACATCTGGGTGCGCTTTCTCGATTTCATCGAACAATATTAATGAATAGGGTTTATTCTTAATTTTTTCGGTAAGTTGGCCGCCTTCTTCATAACCAACATATCCTGGAGGTGAACCTATAAGTTTACTTACATTAAATTTCTCACCGAATTCAGACATATCAAATCTGATTAAAGCATCTTGTGTTCCGAAGATTTTTTCAGCGAGAGTTTTGGCAAGTTCTGTTTTACCAACACCTGAAGGGCCTATAAACATGAAAGAACCAATTGGTCTACTTTTTCTGCTTATACCAGTTCTATTACGTCTGATAGCTGAAGCAACTTTTTGAATTGCTTCATCTTGACCAATAACAGAATCTTTTAATTCAGTGTCTATTTGAAGTAATCTTTGAATTTCGTTTTGTGAAACCCTACTTACAGGTATACCAGTCATTGATGATACGACATCGGCTATCATATTTTCATCAATCACAACTCTATCTATTTCGAGGCTTTTTTTCCAAATAGCAGATTCTTTGTCAAGTTGTGTTAAAAGTTTCTTTTCTTTATCTCTAAGGTCTGCCGCTTTCTCAAAATTTTGTGTTTTGACAACATTTTGTTTATCAACTTTAATTTCATTAATCTCGTCTTGTAGATCTTTAATGATTTGAGGTGGTTTTATATTAATGTGTGTGCGTGAGCCAGCTTCATCAAGTATATCAATAGCTTTGTCTGGGAATTCACGATTGGTAATATACCTATCAGCAAGTCTTACAATTTCATCAACAGCATCTTCAGTATAAGTTACTTTATGATAGTCCTCATACTTGTTTTTTATGTTCATTAAAATATCTCTGGTTTCAGTAATTGATGGTGGGTTAACCATTACTTTCTGAAATCTTCTATCAAGTGCACCATCTTTTTCAATGTGTTCACGATATTCGTCAAGAGTTGTTGCACCAATACATTGTATTTCACCACGAGCAAGAGCTGGTTTGAAGACATTTGCTGCATCAAGTGAACCAGAAGAATTACCAGCACCAACCATGGTATGCAGTTCATCAATGAATAATATAACTTGATCGTTATCACGAACTTCATCAAGTAACGCTTTTATGCGTTCTTCAAATTGGCCACGATATTTTGTACCAGCAACCATTGAGGTTAAATCAAGCGTAACAAGACGCTTACCTTGCAATGTTCTGGGACAATCGTTATTTGCTATTTTAATGGCCAATCCTTCAACGATAGCTGTTTTACCAACACCTGGATCACCAATAAGAACTGGGTTGTTCTTTTTGCGTCTGGTGAGGATTTGGGCAACACGTTCAACTTCAGCTTCTCTACCAATTACAGGATCGAGTTTACCCTCAATTGCAAGAATGGTTAAATCACGACTGAAGTTATCCAAAACTGGGGTTTTAGATTTTTGTCTATTTGAATTATTGCCATCATATCTCTTTTCGAAGTTTTCATCGAGTGGGAATGTAGAGGCAGTTGGTGTTAGTTGTTTAAGTCTTCTTTGCATAAATGATTTTGTTATACCGTATTCGTTCATTATTTTGATGATTTGATTATCGAGATCAAAACAACTCATAAAAAATGTGTTGACTGTAATTGCATCATTAGATTTTTGGGCACATTTTTTTACCAATACCTTAAGGGAATCTTCGAAATTAAGAACTTTTTCTGTCCTTAATTCTGGGTCAATATCTTCCGATATACTTCCGTTATGATCTTCAATGTCATTTATGAAAACATCAAAATCCTCAAGTTTTTTACTAATTATTTCACTGATGATATTGTTTGTAGTGAGTATACCGTACAGAACGTGTTCAATTCTAATTAGACTATCATTTAAAATTATTGCTGATTTATAACCCTTTTGAAAAGCTATCCTCAGCTCGTTGCTCATTTTTTCTTGCATCTATAATTTGATTTTATACAAATGTAATAATAATTTCCGAAACAACAAAATGTTTTTATCAAAAATTGTTTTTATCCGCTTTTTTTAGTATATTTGTAATAATATAAAATAAATATTGTTATGAATAAATCAAAAGCTATCTTAGGTACTAAAATCTTATGTGAATATGACTCTTCAAATATTCATAAAGCTCAATATGATATTGAGTCTAAATTACTTGAAATTACGTTTAGTAATGGTTCAACTTATGAATATGATAATGTAGACCATAAAACATTCACGGAGTTTGACATGGCAGAAAGCCAGGGTAAACACTTTAACAAAAATATAAATAAAAAATTTACATTTAGAAAAAAATGAAACTAATATTTCTTGATCATGATGGCGTGATGTGTCTTCAACCGCAATGGGGTTCAAGAGCGAAAAGACCAAACAAATATGATGTTGATTATTTTGATAAGGGTTGTGTACAAATATTAAATGAAATTTTAATAGAAGTACCTGATGCTGAAATAGTTGTATCTTCTGATTGGAAATACCATTTATCTTTACCTATGATGAGGGAAATGTACTCTTGGCAAGGTGTGATTAAACAACCGATAGGTTTCACAGGTACATTCAATAATAGTGTTGCAACTACCCTCGAATTTAATCGTGCACAAGAAATCAATCAGTGGTTAAATGTGCATAATATTAATGAACCATGGGTGGCAATTGACGACCTTGATATGAAGACATGGTTAACCGACCATTTTGTAATTTGTTCGAAAGATAATGAAGGTATAAAACAAGATGGTATCAAAAATAAAATAATCAAAACATTAAATAATATTTAATATGATTAAAGATATTTTAAAAAAAATTACCCAACAGATTGATAATATCCTTGAACATGAGGATGGTTTGAGTAAACATGATAAAGAGGAACTTAATCGTCTTTTATTGGAAAAAGCAAAAATTGAAAAGGAATTGAGGGATTTGTCAGCAGAATTGGATAAATTAACCCAATAATACGTATATTTATACATATGGATTATAGTAATAGAAATTTCGTAATATTTTCAGCTTCTGAGCTTGATAAGATTGATTTCAATCAAATTCTTGAGGACAGTCATGAAACTATAAGAAAATCACTTGATGGAACTTTGGTTTTGATGAAGTATGATGGTGATGTTCCAGGATTTTTATCTGATATGACAACTATTGTTGGTACATATACATATGATGAAATTTTACCTATATTGGGTACTTCGGTTTGGAATGTAGTAATTTAATATTTTCATGGATATTTATTCATAAAGATAGGATAAATGTCCAACGTAATTAAATATTCCAATACCTATATCAGTAATACCCTAAGAAAGGGTAATATAGCGATTGGTAGTAATAATGTGGATTATAGTCCAACAGTTACTACCAATTTTTATAGTGGTAAAACTCCACCAAATAACGGTTATACAATATATTTTTTAGATAATGTGAACAATTTGCATATCAGAACAGCATCCTCTGATTCTGAAATGATTACAATTGCCACACAATTTGGTGGTACCAACATTAATACAATTTCAAACGCATTAAATTATATGTCTTCTTTATCAACAGTAAATGTTGTAGACAGAGATATTGAAAATATTGTAACTAATGGCTTAGTTTATTATACTGACGCTTCATTATGTTTGTCTTACCCTAAAGGTAATTCTACACTTTATGATTTGAGTGGAAATGCTAATAACTCAACACTACAAAATTCACCTTCATTTGTTACATCAACAGGTGCAACAGGAAACTATATTCAATATGCGTCTGCAAGTTCACAATATGCTACAATTCCTGAACTTGGTGATTTAACTAATTTCACTGTTTGTTGTTGGGTGTATTTTAATAGTGTACCCACATCTAACACTTACCCAGCTTTGATAACTAACCAATATGATCTTGTTTCGAAAGTTAATTATGCTCTTGGTGTACTTAATGCAACATGGGATGGTAAGATAGCTGGTGGTTACTATAATTCAGGTTGGAAAATAACTGCTGGTTTCACACCCTCAATTAATACGTGGTATCATGTTGCAGTAACATACGATGGGAATACCATTACATTATATCAAAATGGAAGTTCATATTCGACAACAAGTAGCACAACATCGGCATTATCAAGTGGGCTGGGTGGTTATATTGCCAGAAGATGGGATAGCGCAGAGTATATAAATGGTATAATACCCATAGTTTCTATTTATAATAGAGCACTATCAACATCTGAGATATTACAAAACTATAACGCTCATGTATCCAAATATAGTTCTGGTGTTATATCTTCTGGTTTGGTTATGAATTTATCAACAGCACCAAGCTCTGGTACAAACTGGGTTGATTCATCAGGGAACGGTAATGTTGGTACAGTTAATGGTACTTTTACTTATGTAAGTAATAATGGTGGTGGAATAACAACAACGGCAGTTGGTAATTCTTACATATCAACAGCTGTAAATCTAACAAACACATTTACTGTTAGCATGGTTGCCAGTTTATCTCCAGGTGGTTATTGGGCGACTTGGTGGGGTAACGATAACTATAATTCTGGAAAAGGTTACTTTGCTTACATGCCTGGAACAAACAACTTAGAATTTGGTAGTGTAACAGGTGGTTCAGTTTATAGTACTGGTGGTTCACATACAGGAATACATGTTTGGGATTTCGTTTTGAATGGAACATCTTATGTTATATATAAAGATGGAGTCAGCGTATCCACAGGTTCGATTACAGCACCAAGTGGAGGTAGTTCAACTGTAGGTACATATTTTGGTGCAAGACACGGAAATACAGGTACATCTTTTACAGATTTATGTCCTGGTACATATTATAGTATGAGAATATACAACAGATATTTAAGCAGTACTGAAATAAGTTCTAATTACACGACTTTAAAATCAATTCATGGTTTATAAAATATTAATATATGGATAACGGTATAAAATATTCAACAACAACACCCTCAAATGCTTTAAGAGTAAATAATGTTGCAATTGGTGCAAATCAAGTTCAGTATGGGCCAACAAGTACAACAGATTTTTGGACTGCGGTTAATCCAGGTTCAAATTATTGTGTTTATTATTTTGTTGGAACATCTGGTGCTCCGAGAATTTATTATGTTGATTCAATACAAATTATAACTTTGGCCAACCAACTTGGTGGCTCTGGGATAACAACATTTAATGGTGCGTTAAATTATTTTGAAACGAAATCAAATATCCTTGTGACAAATAGAATATATGAAAATATTGTAACAAGCGGACTTGTTTTTGACATTGATTCAGGTTTTATACAATCATATCCACAAAATGGTACCTCATGGTGGGATATTTCTGGTGGTAATATTTCTGGTACTTTAACAAATTCACCAACTTGGAACTCTGGTAATGGTGGTTATTTATCTTTTGATGGTGCTTCAAGTTATATAAATTTTGGTTCAAATAATCTTGGTGTGGATGTTGCCAATAAAACAGCGTGTGCATGGATATATCCCACATCATCACCAAGTGGTGTTGCTGGAATTATTGATAAAGAATATGATAATACAGGTAGCGGAGGATCATCAGCTTATGGGGGATGGGGTTTTTGGTTAAACAGTAGTAATAAATTACAGTTCTGGCCTCACGCTAATAAAGATTTAGTTGATACAGGTACAGCATTAACGTTAAATACTTGGAATTATGTTTGTGTAACATGGAATACAAGTACCAAAACAGCCATATTTTATCTTAATGGGTCGACTACAACAACCCAATCAAATTCAGCAATTGTTGAACAATCTTCAACTGGTGTTAGTTTGGGTATTGGTTTGATAAGACTTGGAGGCCCTGGTGGTGGTACATCCAATTTTTTTCCTGGTAGAATAGCAATATGTCAGGTATATAACAAAATATTATCATCAACAGAAATAAGTCAAAATTTTAATGCTCAGAGGTCGAGATTTGGTATATAAAGTTAATATTTATTAACATGGGTAATGCAGTAAAATATTCAGCAACTTCTTTAACAGGTACAATAAAAAAAAGGTAAGGTTTTATTGGGTACCGATACTATTGCTTATGGCTCAACTGCTACTACAGATTATTGGTCAGGTGTTGATCCAAGTTTGGTATATATCGTTTACTATTTTCCAGGTACTTCTGGAGGGCCTCAAATATATAGTGTTGATGACACAACTATTATAAATTTGGCAAATCAATTTTACACATGAGTGTTCTTTTACATTTTTTATTAAACCTGATCCAGGGTGGCCTTCCTATTCTGTTATGATTGACCAATCTACTTCTGGTTTAGATTATAGGATTCAAAGATATAGCAATACATCTAACTTAGAATTTTTTGATGGTACGAATACTATCAATGCTGGCACAATATCAACAAGTTCATGGAATCATATTGGTGTTACAATATATTACGGAACATGTACATTATACATAAATGGTACTCAAGTTGCACAGAGTTCCTGTAAAGACCCATTATCATCATCAGGTGGTTCAACATATATAGGTAGATATAGTGGAAGTGGTGCGCTATATCAAGGTTACATGGGTGCAATACAAATGTATAACAGAGGCTTATCTGCCACAGAAATTTCACAAAACTTTAATGCTCAAAGAGCTAATTACGGAATTTAATTTGTTTTATTCAAAATTATTTCGTATATTTGTTCTATGAACAATGTTAATTCAAGTTATAAAGCATTTATTCAGGAAAATTATCCACAATATGCTGTGTATGAAAAGGTACCAGCACATGGTAGTGCGATAAATAATGTTATACTTGCGCCATACAAATCTGAACAAGAAGCTCAAGAAGCCAGAGAAAAATATGGATATAACAATGATAACTATTACATAGGTAAAATATACTTTTAATTATGAATAAATTAGATTTAGATTACCAAACCCTATTAAAAGACATTTTAGAAAATGGTGTGGAGAAAAAAGATAGGAACAGAGTATAAAAATAAGATAGTAGGTATTTATAATAAAAATGAGATTATGATTATCTACAAAACAACAAACAAACTAAACGATAAAATCTATATCGGACAAGACAAAAACAATAACCCACATTATTTTGGTAGTGGTAAAAAACTACAAAAAGCAATAAAAAAGTACGGTAAAGAAAATTTTACAAAGGAAATTTTGGAAGAGTGTGTTGATGAAAGTCATATGAATGAAAGGGAAGTTTATTGGATATTATTTTACAATAGTCAAGATAGGGAAATTGGGTATAATATAAGTGACGGAAGTAAAGAAGGTGATAGGAAGATTGGTCAAAATATTGCTAAAAATGGAATTTACAACTATTGGGTTGAGAGATATGGTAAAGAAGAAGCAGATAAGAGACATGAAGAATGGAGATTAAAGATATCTAAATTTCAACAGTATAAATTAGAAAATGGGTGGAAACATTCTGATGAAACGAAGGAAAAAATATCACAATCCAGATTAGGTAAAAAATTATCGGAAGAAACCAAAAATAAAATGAGAAAACCAAAACCAAAAGGGTTCTCTGAAAAATTATCACAAATAAAAAAAGGTATATCAACAGGACCATCAAAAAGAAGAAAAGAAGTTGAACAACTTGATTTAAATGGTGATTTTATTAAATCTTGGGAAAGTATAACTAAAGTTGAAAAGGAATTAAAAATATATAATATAAATGCTGTGTGTAAAGGTAAACAAGAAACTGCTGGTGGTTACAAATGGCAATATAAAATTAAATAAAATGAATAAATTAGACTTAGATTACCAAAATCTTCTAAAAGATATTTTAGAAAATGGTGCAAAGAAAGAAACAAGAAATGGTGGGACCATATCAGTATTTGGCAGACAAATTCGTCATAAAATGAGTGAAGGGTTTACCTTACTTACAACAAAGAAAATTCACTTTAAAAGTGTGGTAACCGAACTATTGTGGTTTTTAAAAGGAAGGACTGATCTCAGATCCTTGCTTCAGCATGATTGCCACATTTGGACAGGCGATGCATATAAAGTATATGACAAGGATTTTGATCGTGAGCACCCAGCCTTCAGTGCGCCATACCCAAAACGCCTCACGCAAAAGGAATTTGAAGAAAAGATCATGTCGGATGATGAGTTTAATCGTATGTATGGAGATCTTGGCTTAATTTATGGTGCACAATGGAGAAATTGGGAATATTTAGAAGACTATGATTATCATGAAGGAGACTCATACCCAGGTACTAAATCTGTTGACCAAATTGCAAACCTTATTAATGACCTTAAAACAAATCCAGATTCAAGAAGATTAATGGTAAGTGCTTGGAATGTCGGTGAAATTGATTCTATGGTTCTGCCGCCTTGTCATTATGGATTTCAAGTATGGACGAGAGAATTATATTGGGGTGAAAGAGCTCAGACATTAGGATTTATGGAAGGGACAAAAGAAGAATTAAGAGCATCATATCTACGACACCCAAATAAGGAAAAGTACCCATTTAACGAAGCACACACCTTGGAAGATATGTTAGATATTTTAAATGCACCAAAACGAGCAATCTCACTAATGTGGAATCAACGTAGTGTAGATACATTTTTAGGTTTACCGTTCAACATCGCTTCGTACGGTTTGTTACTTGAAATCATTGCTAAAATGGTTAATATGGTTCCTGATGAATTGATTGGAAACTTGGGTGATACTCACTTGTATTTAGATCATTTAGATCAGGCAAAAGAACAAATGAGTCGCGAACCGTATTCTTTACCTAAGTTGGTGACAGGCAAAACTCCAGCGTTTTTTGAATCTTTATCAAACCATATATCGTTATTTGGTCATTTAGATCCTGATGATTTCAGAGTAGAAAATTATCAATCACATCCAGCAATTAAAGCACCATTATCAAATTAAATTTTATGAAAATACAAATTAAAAAAATCGAAACTCCAGAGGGAGAAATGAAACAATTAACTTTTCAGCAAACATTTACTAATGAATATTTATCAGACATGAGAGCGATGGGTTTATTAGAAGCGATGTTAGATACAATAGCACTTGAATTTAAACAAATGGCAAAGGAAGCTTTAGTTGACGGTGCTGGACAAGAATGTGAAATAGTGAATCAAAAACGTGTGTTAACCAAAATAGAAGATGGTAATATAACTTTTAATATTGAATAATATAACAATATGAGGTTTGGTAAAAAATTTATTGGGTTTTGCGGATATTTTGCTATAAGTAGAAAATACTTTTTTGAGTATCAGTTATTAGCACCTATTAGATCTTTAACAGACGGTCTTACATTTTTAAAATTCAATATTAATTGGGATCGATATAAAGATAATCATAAACCTTCGTTTGAAATAACATTAAATATATTAAACATATATAATCAGGTTAAAATTTATAAAAATGAGTAGAATTAATAGAAAAAATTTAGATCCTTCATATATGGGACTTTTAGGTCGTGGAGGTATTTTTGATGCTTTTGATAATGTTATTAAAAGTTATTATCGTATATCCGATGATGAATATGATATAATAGCTGAAAAAGCATCGGAAGATGAATTGGGTATTTTTTTGGATGAAAATCCAAACTTCGCACAAAAAAGAAAACAAATAGAATTATTAAACAAATACGTACAATATTAATATGGGAGATGTTACAGGAGATTTTATAGAAATCAAAAAGGAATCTTTTGAGCAAAAACTTGGAAGATATAAAAATAGGATGGAACTTGTTAGAACGTTAATAGGTCTAATAGTTCTTTGTATTCAATTTTTTATTTTATATCATTTATACAATCAGAGATAATACTTTACTTTGGGTGATATCATTATTATTTTTAAAATAAAAAGAATATGAATATTAATGAGGATATCGTACCAGATCATAATAGTGGTACTTTGGATTTGGACGCAATGCCTAAGGCATGGGAACCGAAAATGGAAAATGGATAATAGATTCTATTTTACATTTCCAGAATACTTTGATATAAAACCATGGATGGTAAAATCTGTTGAAAGACCATATATAATGGTTGGTCAAACTATAGAATATAGTACCATGAGAGTTACATTATACGATCCATTAGATTTTTCAGTAGCACATAGATTATACAAAATCATGGATAATATAAAAAATGGTAATCCAGATTACAATGAATTTGTGGTTTATTTGGATATGCTCGATCCTACAGGTATGTCTCGTGAAAAATGGGAATATACATGTTCCTTAGATATGATTTTATCTTCGGACTTAGCTTATGATATTGATAATATTTCCACACACACAATAACATTATCAGTCCACGATACCAAATTAATCTAATTAAGATAGATATTACCTATTTTCAAGATATTTATAGGTATGAATAATATTTTAAAAAGTTTCAAATTTAAAGATACACTATCACCAGAAATATGGGATAATGTTGAAACTAAGGATTTTTCTCAGATCAAGTTAAACCCAGAAGTCAGAAAACACATGTTGGAGGCTGCTCAGGTTTTCATTGAGTCTATTAATATTGAACCTTTGGATGTTCATGATATAATGCTTGTTGGTAGTATTTGTAATTACAATTGGTCAAGTTTTTCCGACCTGGATATTCATATTGTTGTTGATAAAAGCAAAATAAGTGATAATCAAGATCTTGTGGATGAATTTTTAGATACCAAGAAAAAAGAATTTACTCAAAACCATGATATTAAGATAAAAGGTTTTGATATTGAAATGTACGTTCAGGATATTAATAGAGAAGATTTAAAATCTAAAGGTATGTACAGTGTTTTATATAACAAATGGGTATCTGAACCAATAACATATGGTGAAAAAATAGACAAGGAATCTATATTGAAAAAAGTCAAATCTTTTTATAAAGATTTGGATCATATAAAAGCTTCCACAAATACCGATGACAAGCTTAAAATGATCGAAAAATTGAAGGAAAAGATTAAAAGGTATAGACAGTCAGGATTGGATAAAAACGGCGAATTTGGCACAGAAAACATGGTTTTCAAATACTTAAGAAGGGTTGGATTCAATGAAGAATTGAGCGATTTGAAATACTCATTAATTGATAAGAAATTATCACTTGAAAACGAAGAAATGAATACTTTTTAGTATTTATAAACTATTTATAATAAGAATAAGACTATTTATATTAAATTAATTATATATGAGACCAATTGGTTCAGAAAAAATTCAAAATGTTGATGATAAATTAGCAAGAATTAAGCAAATTGCTGGCATCACTGAAAGTTCTAACAAAAATGATGTTAGTTCAACCATCATCCATGAAGCTACGGCTTCTAATGGTGATGAATATGCTATTGTTCAAGAGAACAAATATGTTTATATCAAGAAAAAGATTAATGAATCATATGAGTATATGAGTGGTGTTAATAACATTAAAGAATTCTCATATAAAACAACTGCTGATGCTCTTAAACATCTAAATTTGATGTTTAAAGAAATCAACGAATTGAATGAACACGCTCAACAAGTTGATATTTTAAAAAAAAAAGTAGTATAGATGAACGTTTTGTGATCAAGGTTAAACAACCTGCACAAGCATCTATTCCTGTACAACCTACTCAAGAAGCAATCCCTCAACCAGATATGACGGCACCGACACCTGATGTTGGTGCTGTTGATTTTTCACAACAACCTCAACCTATGGCCGACCCAAATGCGTCAGCTGCCCCAGAAGTTCCGATGACAACACCTGATATGGGCGCTGGTACTGAAGGTGGTGAGGAAATGACATTTAATGAAATACAAAAAACAACTGGAAAACTTGCTCAAGACATGCGTGAGATTGCACAACAACTAACAAATAAAGAATATAAATATATAATTAATTCTGTTTTATCCGCTGTTGATGTTACTAAGTTAACAGATAAGGACAAGGAACAGATTATGAATAAATTGAATGGTAAAGAAGAGGCTCAACAAGATGCAAATCTTTCTGAGGTAGAAGGAGATGATGATAATGAAGACAACACTTACGCATGGGTTAAAGACTTCATGGCTGTACCTATAATTTCCAAAATAGTTAAAATGGCTGGTTTGGATAATTATGAAAATCAAGCAAGTTTAGCATTCGATATATCTGACGCAATAAGAGTGTATATCAATGATTATAATGAGGATATACCTTTTATCCACTATTTAGAATCTATTTTATACAAATTTAAGTACAAACCAAGTCCACTTTTGAGAGGTTATAACGATCTTGATGAAGATGGTAAAGATGTGTATCTTTCACTTGTAAAATTTGGTGAAATGGAAGATAGCCAAAAGATGATTAATGAGGAAAAACAGACTATTTATAGTGATATAATAAAAGACATTAAAAAAAAGTTAAATAAAATATAATGGAAAAGAAATTATCATTAAACGAATCCCTTGATAGACAAAGAAAACTAATGGGATTGAACGAAACAATGAGCTACGAATTTAAGGAAGGTGGCTACGCTGAATATTCTAAACCAATGGAAGAAAGTGAACATGATGAAGAGGAAGGTGAATTGGATGAAATTTTTGGTATAAATACCGCTATTAAAGGTGCTATTGGGGGTGCAATGCAAGGTGCTAAAAAAGCTATAATGCTGAGAAAGATTAACAACCAAATTAAAGCATTGCAAAAAACCATTCAACAAATGACTCAATTTGTGAACAAAAGTGATGGTCAATTTAATCAGCTTAAATCGATGCAACAGCAAGTAGCTCAATTAGGTGCTAATGACCCAATCGTTAAACAAATGACAACAGTATTTGGTAACATGGGTACTACATGGAAAGCTCAAAAAGATTCTTTAGCTCAAATGTCACAATTTGTAACATCATTGAGCCAAGCGTCTGCAACTGGAGCAGCACAAGCTGATAAAGAAGCAGCAACGCAATCTAACGCTCAGGGTGCGACTGCTCAAAGTGGACAAACTACCCAACCAGCTCCAGGAACAACTGGAACAACAACACAGGCTCCAGAAACACAAGCGGCTCCAGGAACAGCTGGAACAACAACACAGGCTGCAAAAACTCCAGAAGTTGATAAAAATGGTAAACCATTGAATCAAAGTCAATTAAATGCAAGAAATGCTGCAAAAAATAATAAAGCTGCAACAACAACAGTATAATATATGAAAAAACCACTATTAGAATCACTTAATAAGCAAAGAAAACTAATGGGTTTAAATGAATTTTTAGATCCATCAGTTAATATTGACGCTAAGGGTGCTCTATCTGGTAATAAACTTGATCTTGGTATTATTCCTTTAGAGGAATTCGAGGAAGAAGATCCAGAACCAGATGAACAAGACGATGACATGGATTATCACGATGATGATATGGATCATCATGATGATGACCCTGAAGATTATCGTAGCGATGATGAACGTGATTTCTATAGACTAAAATCCAATGATGATTTTGCGGATAGGTTCGAAAGAGATTATCCAGATCCAAATGAAAGAGAATGGATGTACAATAGATATAGTCCTGATTGGGGGATGAATGAAGATTATTATAAGGGAGATGAGGATTATAGCAATATAACTGAAAATTTAATCAACAGATTAAACAATATCAATGAAGGTCTTGCAACATATTGGTTACCAAAAGGACAAAAACCTTTACAAAATATTGGAACACCTGATTGGGGTTTAAAAACTGGTTTCAAAACTGGTGTAAATGCTTATACATTTAATTTTTATGGTAAAAGATGGAGTTCTATAGCCAAAAGAATTACTAAAGATTTAAATAATAAGGTTATGCCAACGTTGAATAAATTAATACCGCTTGTTTCTGAGTTAAACAAATTATATGTTGATGTTCAAAAAAATGGTGCTGAGTTCGAAGAATTTAAACCAATAGAAAAACTACAGAATGATATAAATAATTTTTTTAATATCATAAAAAAGGCTCAAGCAGCACTTTCATCAGATGATAAAGGGGTTGACAATTCATCTGCTCAAGAACCAGAGGTTCAAGCTTTGGCTAATAAAGCTAATCAAGCTATAAAGTCTAACGATCCAAATCAAAAAAATGATGTTGCGAAACAAACACAGAAGGAGTTACAAAAGGCTAATCAAGAAGGAGATACAATAAGTGTTAAAGCCCTTACAGATATATTAAAATCTTTGAATATAGGTTATAATATTACAAACGTTAATGCTAATGGTACAGATAACACAAATATTTTAAGTCAAAATGCTGCTCAAAATAAAAAAGTTGTACCAGCAAAAGCGGCTCCAAAAAAAGTACCTAAAAAAACTCCAACTAAACAAAAAAAATCTGATTCAAAAACCCCATCTAATCAAACCAATACTGGTGTACCAAAATTTAATACTTCCACAACTACTGACGATAATACAAATACTTAAAATTAACCCACAGAAATGTGGGTTTTTTTATTTGGTTTTTTGAATATTTTTTATTACTCGTGTTTATGAACAAGTTAATAGGAATTATCGGTTTAAAACGATCTGGGGTGACGATTTTTAATATAGTTTAATTAAAGAACACAGATCAATTGAGGATGCTATGAAATTTGTTAATGGGCGTGGAAGTGGTATTAGAAATGTTTGTAATAATAAACCTAATTATAAAACAGCTTATGGGTATATTTGGAAATTCAAATAATTTTACATATTATTGTAATAACTAAAAAATATAGATTATATGAAAAAAAAATTAATAGGTTGTATAGGATTAGCTCGTTCTGGCAAAGATACAACTGCCGATTTTCTTTGCAAATATCACAAATACAACAAATATAGTTTTGCTGACCCACTAAAACGTGGTTGTATGGCCATGTTCGGATTCACCGAAGAACAAGTGTTCGGTGATGCAAAAGATATTATTGATCCTGTATGGGGTTGTACTCCAAGAGATATATTAAAGGTTATGGGAACTGAGGTTTCTCAATATGATTTACAGAATCATATACCAGCTTTTAAAGAAATAGGTAGATTGATTTGGGTTAAAAGATTTGAACAATGGTATAAATCAAATACAGATAATAGTGTTGTAATATCTGATGTTAGATTTATACATGAAGCTGATTCCATTGTAAAAATGGGTGGGGAAATATGGAGAGTTGATAGACCAGGAATGAACGTTGGTGATTTCCACGCATCAGAAAAAGAAATGTTTGATATAAAATATAATCATTTAATAATTAATGATGGTACATTAGATGATTTATATTTTAAGGTTGATAATATTCTTATAAATGATATTGTATCAAAATAAAAAATGGCTGGAAAAAATTCCAGCCATTTCTGTATAGTGTATAGATAATTCGATTATCTAAAGCTATCGATACCAAATGATACCACATTTCTAACTTTGATCACACCATAGTAACGGTTGTTAACCATTTTCTTAGCGTACCTTGTCATCAAACCTTTCACAGGAGCGAAAGTGAATGGGTTATACATTGTTGGTGTCAATTGCATTGGCACGTATGGAGCGTACACATAACCAGTGTCTAACAATGATGTACCTTTGTGTCCCATAAGGATTGTGTCTGCTGGGAAGTAAGGATCACGATAAACTTGGTAGCGACCACCTAAAGCACCGATTCTTTCGATACCCATGTTATATTTATCTTGCTCAGGAGCAGCGTTAGATACGTGGAAATATTCCAAGTCATCGAAGATAGCTGAAATTTCAGCAGAGCATACGATGAAGTTAGCACCACCTCTTAAAGTTGCTTTATGGATTTGAGCAGAAACTTGGTTGATAGCAGTCATCAAAGTTTGGTTCCATTCTTTTTGAGTATAGAATGCAGCAGTGTTTGATGTATCGATACCACGACCAGTAGAACCTTTATAATCCCATGCCAATCTCCAAGCAGCACCTCTACGTAAGTCACGTAAGATTTCTCTGTCGATTTCAGCAGCAACTTGTTCAGACAATAAAGCTGTCAATTCAGCTTCAGCGTCAATGTTGTGGAATGCACTAACATCTTGAGCAAGTTCTGGAGACCATTGTGCTCTTAATTTTCTTTCAATAACAGATACAGTTACTGATTTAATCTCGAAGCTTACTTCACCCATATCATCAGCAAGTTCCAATGATTTGTAGATTTTAGCACCTACAGTAACGTTAGAAAGAGCTAATTTATTAGTGTCATAGTTATAAAGCTGTACATAAGTGTAAGCGTTTGTACCGTTATCAGTCATTAACTGTAATCCGTACTTTTGAGTAGCGAAATTAAAGTCTAAAGCTGCACCAGTTGCAACATTACCGTAACCAGCAGTAGCAGTCAAACTTAATGTTGACAAGAATTCTTCAGCGTTTTCGAACAAATACTGACCAGGATTTTCACCTTCATAAGTAGAAGTAGACAAACCTAATGATGTCAATACTTGGTTAACTGTAGAAAGTGCAAATTGTACTTTTACAATAGCGCTTGCTGGAACTGATGATGTACCACCAGAAATATTAACTACGAATGGAGCTATTGGAGCAAAACCATCGTTTGGTTGAGAGTGACCCCATGGAGTTCTTGTGTATGCGAAAGTATGAGCAGTAGCACCAGAGTAAGAACCTAAGCTACCAGTGATAGCTACAGCAGCACCCTTAGATTTATCATACATACCATCTTCACCATAGAACGCATCGTAAAGATTTACGTTATCGCTGAAACCGTTACCAGCGTCCATTGCCATTTGGTTAGTACCAGTAGCACTGAAAGCAGATGAACCGATTTTAGGTACGAAGTAGAACAATTTACCGATTGGTAAGTTCAACGCTTGTACTGAAACGATTTCGTTAGCTAATAATTTTGAGAATACTCTTCTCAAGATTGGAAACACAACGGTTTCAAATGAACCCTCAACGCCTAAAGCAGTTGATTCGTTTAACATCCAAGAAGCTTGGTTCTCGAATAATTGAGCGATGTTTTCTTTAGAATGACCTTTAAGACCTTCTAAAAGACCTAAGTCATCCCACCTGTTGATTACATCTTCTCTTACAAGTTTCAAGTGGTTAACGCTCACGTTACCAACTCTACCTGATTCTAATAATGCACCCATTTTATTTGGTTTTTGTTTTTTGTTTTATTGTTATTATTATTGTATTTTATTTATTAAATCTTTCATTCTCTCAACCTGTGGATTCTTGTACACTGTAGATTCGTTAATCGAAGCTGAAGTGCTGCTGAAAGCAGGTTTGTCAAGAACTTTATTTTCAAGAATTGTAGCAGCAGATGTTGATTTCTTTGATTTAAATTGTTCTTCCAACGTAGTTGCTATGTTTTGAGATTCATTCAAAGTTTTTGCTTTGTCTAAAGTTGATAAAATTTGGAATTTTTCTTCTTTAGTTGTAGTGTTCTCTGTCATCAATTTAACAGCATAGGTTAAATTGGTAGTGAATAACGAAACTTCTTGAAGTTGTGTTTTAAGAACTTTGATAGCATTCTTATACTCTTTCTCATTTGAAACAAATGATTCTTTAAGTGTTTTGAAAGCATCTAATTCTTGTTTGATTTTTTTGTTTTCTGCAACAAGAGTTTGTAATTTTTTTCTTGTGTTAACAAGTTTCTCTTGTAAGCCTTCTGCTTGATTTTGAGGAGTGTTAGAATGTTTCAATTCCATTTTTTTACCTCTCATCATAAATTCATCCATGGTGCTTTCATCTTCTTCCTCACCTTTAGCTTCTTTAACAGCCTCATCTTCTTCCTCATCACCTTCTGCGATTTCGATCTCGTACATAACACCTTCATCTTCTTCAGATGCTTCTTTCATGGATTCGTCTTCTTCTTCAGAAGCTTCGTCCATTGCTGGTGCCATTTCGTCTTCTTCTTCACCAGCTTCGTCTTCTTCTTCGCCAGCTTCATGATCCATTTCTGGGCTCATTTCACCTGGTTTTTCTTCAGATCCTTCTGGGTGGAATTTAATTTCGATACCGTCTCCTGTGCGAATAACTTCGATTTCGTCTGTAGGTTCCATAAGTTCAAATCTCTTTAGAACTTCTTCGTCTGATTTATCAGTTAGATCAATTACCTCGTCACCTGGAATTTCGTCACTTGGAGTGCCTTCAATGCCTGGTTCATCGGTCATTTCTTCTGAGTCAGAACCCATTTCTGAATCTAAGTCCATGCCATCTGTAGAGTCTGGATTCATATCTTCGATGTTTTCATCTTGTTCCTCATCACCCATTTCATCTAAACCCTTGTGAATTATTTCTTCCAATTCTTCTTTCAAGGTAGATTTCAATACGTGATTAGCATTTTTTTCTATAGCTTCTCTAATTTGTTGAACCTCATTTAGAGTATCAGCTAATATACTTCTTTTGCTCATATTTTATTTGTTTTAATAAAAACTATTATGCTTTCTTAGATATAAATATATTATATTTTTCAAAAAACCAATTTATATAGTAAAAACAATAAAAAAACCCCAAAAATTGTTATTTTTTTTGGGGTTTTATAAAAAAAGTTTTTAAACTTTCTTAATCGTTGATCTCAATACCTTCTGGAAAGAATACTTGTTCGATCTTTGATTCGGTAACACTGAGGATTCTGAAGTCATCACTCATATTACTAAGTTGTGCAATTGCTTGTGTTTCAGCGTCAGTAACAGATACAGCTTTAAATAAATTTGTTTTCTTTTGCTTCTTCTGTCTTCCATTATCATCCGTGTAAATATCCTGGGATGAAACTAAGTACCAATAATAAGTTTTCATATTAAATATCTTTTTTATTACTACAATAATAGTAAATAAGATCCATAAAAACAAATTATCTGTTCAAAAATTTCTGTAGGTTCTTAAGAAAATCATTACCGTTGCTTGATTCTTCAATCTCATCTTTTTTATCTGGTAAAACCTCATCATATTTACCAAAATCATTTATATCTTGATAAAGATAGGAACCAGGTGTTGATGGGCTTGAAACAGCATCCCAACAAATAAGTTCAAAATCATCTTGAACCATGTTTTTGCCGTTAACTTTCTTCAATGTACCTATACCTCTTGAAGATATACCAACGGTCATACCATAGCTTAGATAATGAGCCAAAAGATCACCATTACATGATATGATGCCACTTCTTCTATAACCGTCTGATACAAGTACCTCAAGCTTACCAATTAAAGCGTTACCTTTCCAAAAAAGATCAACTATTCTGTATGGTGAACCACCTTTAAGTGATATTGTTGATGAATCTGGGTGATCCATTTCATGAAAAGATGCATTCTTTCTTATAACATCTTTGTATATCTCAACTTGACGTTTGAGTATGTCTTCAGGGTAGATTCTACCATTTCTATTTTCAACACCATATTTCTGAAGTGTCGCATAATAGAATATTGGTTTAGTTAAATCAATAGTTTCGTTTATGGTTCCCTCTTTTAAGAATCCTTTTGTAAATTCTTTTGAAATGAAACCAGAATCATGTTCTACCATCAATCCGAAACCTTCTTCACCCTCTTTTAATAGTTTTATAGCCATAATAAATATAATATTTCAATTATAAATATTTAAGATTGTATTAAAAGATGGTTTCAGTCATCATTTCTGCCAAACCCAATAGATTTTTCTATTATATTACCCTTTTTTATATCTTGTAGACTCTTTGCATAATCATTCTTGAATATGTATAATGATATGAATAATTCTTTAAGATGAGCCATGCTCAAGTCTTTCGTGTCCTTTGCAAGTTTTTTAAGGTCATAGATATCCTTATCTTCTTCACAAACCATTCTGGTGAAATATATTAACCTATCTTCATCTGTTGGTTTTTTTACTTCATATTTTTTATCGAAACGTGATGGTCTATTCTTTATCCTATCTGGTATTTCCCTTAAATTATTGGTTGTTGCAACATAAACAATATTTGATACAGAATTCAAACCATCAAGGAAATTTAAGAATATTTCTTCACCATTATTCTCGATCACACCGTCAATATCCTCAATAATACACAATATTGGCCTGTCTGGTTCAATTTTACGAATAAGTTTAGCTATTTCAATCCAAGTCTTTGGTGAATCAAAATATATAGAAATACCATCATATTTCTTCATTTCTTCGATCAAAAGATAAATTAGAGATGTTTTACCGCCTCCTGGATCACCATGTAAAATTATACCCCTTTTAGTGGTTAGATTGTATTTTTCATAGTTCTTTTTACTATCCCAAAATTTCTTAATATCAGATATAATTTCTTCATGGGGTAACGAAGGTAATACAAAATAGTCTTCAGATTTATAGTCCATTTTAGATAACCCAAAACCATTTGCTTCAGTAAATACGATAGAAAATAGGCCAGATGGTAATTTAGGTATACTTCTATAATTGAAGAAATAATCTTTATTATTAATAGAAAACCAGGTTTCCATGTTTTCGCCAATCTTAGATAGATCTGAAGGATTTTCAATCATGATTTCATTAATGAGATTTTCATTTGGATCAATGTCCATATAATCGCTATTTATTACGTTCATTTTTTTTGGAGTTAAAATTGAATTTATTTTTTTGTAGTGTATTGATTATAACATTTGTTACTTCTTCAACCTTTTGATTAAGTTCTTTTGATGTGAATTTAGGTTTGATTTTGGGGTATAAAGTAACTTCGAGCAACATAAATGATTTCCTTTTTGGATCCATTCCTGATGCTCTTAAATCAAGATCAACAATAAAGTTTTGATTGAAAAAATTTGAATCAAGTTCATTATTGAGCGAAAGAATAACTTGTCTTCGCATTAAACGAATATAAGATTCGTAGCTTAAGGGTTCTTTTGGCTGAACCCAGGATTCAATATCTATGTATATTGAATTGAGTTTAAGGGCATCTATAGTCCCATATTTAACTCTGAAATTTGTGTTAGTAAATAACTTTCTTTCTTTGCCGAATTTGCAAAACATTTGATTTTAATCATTTTATTTAAATTTTTATTATTTAAAATAAAAGTAATAAAATAAAATGACAAAACCAAATTTTTACTTATAAGATTGACTTCAAATCTAAAACTAATTCAATATTATTTACGTTAGCTTCCTTGGAAATAGCTTTAAGTTTTTTCTTAGCCTCCACCAATTTAACTACAGCTTCAGTTTCTTTCTTAGATTCAATGATTTTGTTATCCAAAAGTTCTTGTGTTTCGTTAATCAAATTGGTATAATATTCATTAACTTTAGCTTCATCATTTTCAGCTAAAATACTTATAGCTTCGACTTGAGCTTCACTTAAGGTATTTAAATTTTCATTAATTTTATCAGCATTATTGATAAGATTGATCAAATTTTCATTGTTTTTGGTTTCATTAACTAATGAGTTAATTAACGCCACTTTATATTCAACTTTGTTCTTTAAAGATAATTTATCGTTGAAGGCCAATTCATCTAAGTAAAAATATCTTGAGTTTTTAGGTAAATTTTCATATGTTTCAGTCAAACTCTTTAAGTCATTTAATTTAGACTTATCATATGATTTTAACTGATTGATTGATTCATTCACAAATTCTCTTGCAATAACCTCATTATCAAAATGAATATTCTCATATAAAGAATATATGTTATATATTTGTTTTAGATCTTTAGATTCTTTGATGGTTTTCATAAACGCATTGAATCCTTTTTTGAAGTCTTTTTCTCCTTTATCAAGATAGACTTTTTCTAAATTATTGATAATATTTTCTTTAAGTAGACCGAACATATTTGATTGTTTTAAATAAATATTTGTTTTTTTGGTAAAAGGTTTTATTCGTTTAACATTTTATCAATATCATCCAAAGTTTTGGAAATATTTTCACTTATTGACTGTCTTCTATTCAATAACATCTTTTTTACCATATTTTCTTGTAATTGTGTTTCTTCACCTGGCGTACCTGGCATTGGGGTTTCAGCCGTGCCAGCCTCTGGTGCAGCACCAGCTTCTGGTGTTGTTTCCGTTCCACCAATTTCAGGGGTTGTTCCACCTTCGAGTGGTGCTGTGAAATCTTGAGCTACGCCACCACCTGTTCCGCCACCTGGAGGAGTTTCTTGTTGTTGGTTTTCAGCAGGCGCTTGTCCCATATTGTTAGGATCAATCTTGTATAATTTATACAAATCTCTAAACATACCTGTTTGTTTGATTGTTTCACCCAACATTTTAAGTTCTTCAGATGCTGCTTTTTCCACAACTTGTCTTTGAACATCAATTTTAATTTCATCATCACTGAATCCAAGAATTTCTTTCTTAGCCCAAGTTTGTGATACAGGCCCAAAACCATTACCAAGATCTGTAACAGCGTCTTTGTAAAGTTGTATTTTAGCTTGCCAATTAGTGATTTTAAGCATGTCTGCTTGGGTAGAAGGATTAGATAAAGATAGAGTAAAATTATGTAAATCATCCTCATAACCTTTAACATAAAGGTGGATGATTGCCATTTTATTTAACTCTTGTATTATAGATCTTTGTAATCTATAAACAGCTCTTGCAAAACGTATATCAAGAATGGATAGGTTTTTACCGTCACCAACAGCTTGATCAAAACCTAAGAACGTTTTAGGGATTCTTAGAGCAGCCAACATTTTATTTTGAATATATTGAATATCAGCTATTTCCCCAAGATTTTGAGCTCCTGGTAATGTTTCAATCGGCATTGGTAATTGAGGGTCTCTGGTTGGGATAAAAAAGTCTTGATCCACGGCCATAGCATTATATCTGGTATCTTGTTGTCCGTTTGATGAGTTTACCAAATTTGATCTTTTGAAGTTATTAGCGACTTTATCTACGTAAGCATCGATGTCTTTTTCATCCATATTACCTACATAAACTTTGTAAACACGTCTTTCTGGCGCTCTGGTAACACGATAAACAAGCATAGCGTCTTCGGCTAAAAGTAATTGTTTCCAAATTCTTCTAACTTTTTCGAGCATACTTGTACCATAAGGTAAACGTCTATCATCACCCATGAGTCTGAAGTGAGATATCTCAAATGAGTTGAAATCAAGTTGTTTTTCCTTCCAAAAGAATTTAACATTCTTTTCTTTTTGGAAATCATCCATACTCATAACTTTTGAGAAACCTGGTTCAGCTCTTGTAATTTCGATGTTTGGTAATTGTGTTACACCTACAATACCTTTACCTGGAATAACCTTGTTATATAAAAAATTATCACCATATTTGCATAGGTTTCTTGCCCAGCTGGTGATAACTGAATTGATATCGATTACATTATCAAAAAGGTCTGTTAATTCGTCTTTGATACGATTACTTTCCGAATATACTGTTAGAATTTTACCACTTTCATTAGGTGTTGTTGCCTCCTCAGAAAATATATCAAGCGCAGCAGCAATTTCTGGAGTGAATTCCATAGCCTCATAATCATAATATGATGCGATTCTGGTTGGTTCGTAATAAACAGCTTTTTGATATAATTCGTTATCAATTTTTTTCCACTGATTCTGTAAATAGATGACCTGCTGTGCCTCAAGTCGTTTCATTTCGAGTTCCTGATCGTCAAGATTCTTGAATGAATTTGGGTCAATGGTATATTTAGGTGATTCTAATTCATTACCTAAAACTTTATTTAATTTTTGAAATACTGTAAAATTTGCCATATGTTTAGATTATTCAACGTATCCACATTCGAATACTGGGTTATGTACTTGGCGTTGTAATTTAATATTCCATTGTGCGTCATATGCATAATTTACAAATGGGTCATCATAATTAGAACAAACCAAAGTAGCCTTTTTATTTACGTTTGTAGCTTCACTTTTTGTTGCACTATTAACGCTTTGTCTTACAGCACCTGCTGTGTTAAACCTTGAAAATAACTGTCTACTCATAGTTTTTAATTTTGAGGTTTATATTTATTAATATTACCAAATAACCAAGAAAAGTCACGAGTATTTTGTAATATTTCTTCTTTATTACTATAAATACCCTGATTATCATAAATTTTATCGTTACTAACTAACGTATTAATATCATTTATCATATTTGCGGCTGTTGATTGGATGCTATTAGTTTGAACTTTCCAACTATCTAACATAGCTTTTGTTGTAGAAGTATTTTCAGATAATCTTTTGAAAGAGGTATTTGCGACAAACAAACACATACCCAAGGCCATGATAAGGTCATCATGTGAACCTTTCATATGATCAGGTTTACCGTTCTTGAATACAAATTTTTTCAATTCGTTTATTAATCTAACACTTCTAATTTTAAACCCACCACGACATACAGCTTCTTCGAGAGCCTGTACTATTTGTACACGTCTATTTTTTGAAGCAAAGTTGATTCCAGGTGTTTTGTCTGAGTCCGCACCATAAAATAATGTTAAATCGTTATCATCATCGTAATGATAAAGTTTAGATGGAAAATTCATTTCCTTCAGCTTATTGATTGCGGCTATACCCATACCACCAGTTATATCGAAAGTGGTTAATGCATTATACATTTTACTATATTGCTCAACAATTATCGCAGCAACGTCAGGTGGAACCTTACCATGGTATTCAAGAACTTGTTCAAAAGTATCAAAATCGATAATACTATATCCAGTAGCGTCCTCGGAATCTCCTCTGGATACGTCAAGGGCACCAATGTATCTGTGACCTTCCTCAGGATATTTCCATATCCATAATGTACTATCCCATCTTGAATCTTTAATTATTGGGTCTTGTACATTTATTTGTAATTGTTTTTCAAGTATTGCCGCATCAATTACGTTATCACCAGAACCAATAAACGCACAATTATGGGATAATATTTTATTAGTATAATAAATGTTACCACCATCAACATCGATTAAGTCATAAACATTTGTAATTTCATTAATAGGCGTAATTGAGGTTATTATTAATTGTCCGTCAATACTTTCTAATTTATCCCCAATTTTAAGGTCTTTAGCTAAAACTTCAAGATTATTAATAACAAAAATATGATTAGATGTTATACCTATTTCTTCACCGTTATTAAATGATATTTTCAAATAGGTGTTTTTTATTTGTTTTATTGCATAAAAATCTTTAAAACCATTTGGTGTTAAGACTTCATATTCAGTATTTAATTTAATATTCATTTCTAATAAACGCCAAACATTTTTTGATTGTGTCTTCGTTTTTGTTTTTTCTATTATAATCTTTTTCGTTAAGTATTAAAAGATTTAATTTATTTTTTTTATAAAACACATTTCGTAATTCATCCAATTCTTTTCTATTTTTATGCCAATATTCGCCATCATATTCTATGACAAAATCACCACATTTAAAATCACCAGAAGTTAGAGTCTACTATTTAATTCTTCAATTCTTATATTTTCAATAACACCAGTACTTTTATTCCTAATCGTTACTAATGTTTCACCTATAACACAATTCAACTCTTGGTTTATCATTCGTTTATTTAAGTTCATATCACGACACATATTCTCGAACCATTGTGAATGTGGTTGATAACCTTGTGTTATATAATTCATGATTTGTTTATATAAATCAGGCTTAACGACACCATTTACTTCAGCTGGAATAATGTCTGTGAGAATCTCTTCATTTTTTTCTGCCTCAGGTTTTTGAATCCAGGTAATAATATCATCGGTTTTTATCATTTTTAAACCTTTGTTATATCTTGGATCTTCCCACCATTTGATCGCTGTAATTTTGAATTTGTTTGTACCGTCAACAGAACCCTCATAAGCTTCATAGTATATTTCATCCATACCATTCGGTGTTGAGATAAGATATACTTTACCACCTGTTGAAACTGAAGCCAAACAAGCTGACCATAATTCTTGACCACCTTCAATGAAGGCCGCCTCATCAAGAATCATGATTGTTGGTGTGTAACCACGCAAGGCATCTTTAGAAGTTGCAACCGCTTTGATCTCAGAACCATTTTTAAATTTAACGTGCTTAGATGCACCTTTAGTGAAATCAATTTTACCTTCTTTATTAAAAGTTCCGATGTTTGTTAATAACCAATTAGGTGATTGTTTAATAAAATCGGTTATCTTAGTTAGAAATTCAATCGCAGTTTCTTGCTTATTCGCAAGTATTAATATTCTTTCAGGATTTTCAGGGTTTGCCATTACCGCTTTAACCGCAGCATAAGCAGCAGTTACAGTTGTAATACCAGCTTGTCTGTATTTTAAGACAATGTTATACCTGTTAGCTTCATAATTTCTTATGAGCTCTTTTTGTCTTTCGAATAATTTGAATGGAACGTAACTTTCTCTTGTTTTATCGAATGTTACATAATAATTTTCAATAACATAACAAGGGTCAGCAACACATTTACCATATTCAATTAATAATTCTTTTTTATCCATATATTACAATAATATATAGATAAATAGTTAATGTAAAGGCTAAATGTCAAATTGGGAAAAGTCAACTTCTGGTAAATCATCGTCAGAATCCTTATTTAATTCATATTCTGAGATCTTATCTAATATATCGTATGTAATATATTTAACCTTTTTTTCAGCAGATTTTGTGTCATTTAAAACATCATAGAAGAAATCAATAAACTCATCCGCTGGCAGTTTGAACACGTTACGTATGATTAGTTTTTTTATATGATAATCTGATGGATGAATTAATTCATGAAATTTAACCCATAGTTCAGGGCCAATTCTGATACCCCACATTTCGTCACGTACAACGTCACATGTTTCGATAACTTGTTTTGCAATATCTTTATCTTTTGGGTAACCTTGAGTTGCGAGTAATTCAATTACACCTTTAACCATTTCATGAACAAGTATAGGAAAAGAAAACGCTTTTGCTTCTATCACAGGAATATCACCATCAAAATTCAATTTAACATATGATGATGTTTGGTCGTTTTCAATGAAGTTATTAAAATCATCATCTGACATCATGTAATAAAGAATATCGTTAGATAGTACTATTTTTTGATAACTATCTACTATTCCTGGGATTAAATCATTCAATTTATCACCAGCTAAATGAAACATAAAGTGACCTTTTTTTGCGGCACCCTGACATAGAGAATTAACAATTCTTCTTTTTACAATTTCATCTTTAATATTATCTAATATATCACTCTCTGATTCAAAATCAAATTTATCTTCAGAATTCATACCTTCAGGAAAATTTATTGTTGGTGTATCCAGAATTTCAAGATCAAACAATAATTCAGATTTATCCAAATTATATTCAGACCTAACAATTTCTTCAGCAATTTTGATTAATTCGGTTTTGTGGGATTGTTCTAAACTCATCAATTGAAAAACACCTAAAATGGCTTCCATCTTAATATTTATAGGTTTTATTTCATTAATTTGACAATTATGTGTACGACAATATTCGTCAATTAAAAACTTATATCTATCTGAAGCAAGTAATTCTTCTTGATGAGAATTTTTATCATTATCGGAATAGATTGGCAAATTACCTAAAGGATGTTTTCTTGATGATAGGGTTGAGATATTTTTAGGGTGAATGAAATTTGGGTAACCCTCAATTTTGATACCAGATTTACGCATAAAAAAGCCTTGTTTTATTAGACAAGGCAAATTTAATAAATAATTTTGGAAAAACCAAATATTTTTAAGCTTTTGGGGCTGGGTCAACACTTGGTTTTTCAATGTTAATCTTACTCGGATCTTGTGTTGGTGTGATCGTGGGAGTAATAGTAGGTGTTGTAATTGGTGCGTTAGCTGTTAAATTTTTCATCTTTCTTTGATTTTAAATATGATATAAAATCACCTTTTGATATTGTTGGGATTTCATTTTCAGCAATAATACTAAACATTTTAGAATTTACCAAATTTTCAGATAACATTTTTTCTTTCATACGAATCAAAGCGTTTAATGCTTCAGGAAATTTATCAAAATTTAATAATTTCATTACTTGAGCAAACTCACGGTCACTTAATAATTCGTTTTTTCTATTATTACTCAATTTGTCAAAATATGGGTATTCTTCTTTAGCCACAGGTTTCATTGGAAATAATGAACCTTGTATATCTTTCTTTTGGATAATTGTTGGTGGTTCTTCCTGTTCAGTGCCGAAATAGTATTTGAAACCAAACATAGATTTTAATAAATCGTTGATATGATCTTCAATTTCATATTTTCTTGTAGGTTCTTCATCCTCATTTTCCATTACAGGTATGCTATCGGCGGCCATATCTTTCATTCCCATAGGTGTTGATGCGGCACCGATTGGAGGTACTCCAGCTTCTGGAACACTTTTAGGTTCATAGGCATGACTTTCACCTGTTCCGTCAACGGTACCAGGGTATGGTGAACCAGTATTTTCATCATCCTCTGATATCGGTGCACCAGAAGTTTGTTGTTGTCCTTTCAAACCAGATGCGGTCTGTACCAAAGTTTGGTTCTGTTTATTTAAATTATCTTGAGCTTGAACAACTTTTTGAAGACTCTGAGTTATTTTTGGTAAATTTTGTTTATTTACCGCATTCAAATTTAAAACTGGTTGTTTTGATTGAAGCTCTTTTAATATTTCTTGTTTTGTCATGATTATGTTGTTTTTACTGTTTTTTTATTGTTGAAGGCTATATCTCTTTCGTATAGTTTATCTATAACACTTCTTTGTTCCTCACCAAAATGAAACACTAATCTGGTGTCATTATCAGGCGTTTCTTTTTCCCAACCTAAAGCTATGATATTTTCAACAGCCTCAAGCATAGAAAAATTATCTGAATATATAACTAATTCTAATTCGATATTTTCGTTTTGTAATACCTCAACATTTTTTATTTCAGAAATTGGTGGTGGTGTAAGTTGACCACTTGATGCTGGATTAACCATCCAATCTTCACCAAGTTCTATTTCTTTTGAACCACTAAAAATAAATTCATATATAAATTCACCTTTGTAATTTCTACCTAATGGGTTAATATAAACTAAATACATAATTAATTAAAAATTTTACTGTTAACTGTGAATTTCAATTCCTCATTATAAATATTCACTTCACCAGCTATAACAGTTTTGATGTCAATATAATAAGTTTGTGGTATCATCCAAGTTGTATTAATATTAAAGAAATGGCTATCATAAGATTTACCTATTTCTTGCCAATCTAATACTTCTACCAAATTATTACCTTGTTTTACATATAATCTATAAAATACGTTATCAACAAAGTCATAATCATTTAAGGTATATGGTTTTCTCAATAATACATTAACTCTTCTAATGTTTCCTTGGTCAAGAACTTCACCAAACTTAATACCACTCAATGAAACAGCATATTTGACTGGTTCTGAAGTGTTTGAACCTATCTGATAATAACTTGAATTATCCAGCGGTATAAATTTAAGTGAAACGTTTGGTAAACTAACACCATTTACAACTAAACCAGACCAAATATCGTTATATTGGGTATAAGTATCGAACATATTGCTTGTTGCAGCTGGTACCGTTAAAAAATATACACCTTTATTCTTTTGTTGTACCGTATATGTGATACCACTTATGGTACATGTAGGTAAACTATCTAAATTAGTCGCATTACCTCTAACATTAACATATAAAAATAAATTATTATCCTTATTTGGGTAAAAATTTACACGATCATCTTTTACCAAATCATCGTAATAAGTTTCTATAAAAGGTTCGAAAAATGTTTGGGTATATTTTGTATATAAACCGAGGGTTCTTGTAATACCAGTCATAGCATTTTCGGTTTGATCTGTATATTTCAAACAAAAACCTTGATAGTTATGAGAAGTACCAGTATAAGTTGTAACTGTAACACCTGTTGTTAAAATAGCATTTACATAGTTGGTTATATCGATTTCAATATTTTCATCTCCATTGTCCATGTGTTGGGTACCAATAATCATATTGGTATCTGTTGCACCGCTAACATGGAAGCGATTATTTATTGTCGCTTGGTACCAATTAGATGCTTCGGATTTAAAACTTTGATCACCCAGAAGTAATACTGGATTAAAATCATAACCTGTACCCTCATCCCAAAATTGTGTCATTGGTCTGAGCTCCAGATCTATTGATGTTGCTCTTTCACCATCACCAATAGCAAGATTATTATCAATATTGAGATAATCTTTTATATCAAAATCAGATGTATTTTTAATTTTTAATATATGTCTTGTGTTACTATCTAAAATTACACTCTTATCGGCAACCATGCTCGATAGCTCAGAAAAATTACAAAAGAAAAGAAATCGACTAATATTTGCGCCGCAATATAGTTCTGAAACAGGGTTTTTAGCCGTGTTTACATAACTATTCTTAACAATCGTATTATTTTTATCAAAATATGTTCTATAAATACCCATATTGATAAATAGTTTAATTTAATCGTATATAATGGTTAAGAGTTACACTATTTTTATCGTCCTGTAAATCTTTTTGTAGGTCTTGTATTATGCTTGCCAATTCTTGCCTTGATGTTTCATCTAAAGAATCGGATACATTAACACCAGCAACGTGACCATGATTTAATAATAAACCAATTAGACGTATTAAAATATTTAATAATTTGTCACCTCGAACTGCTGGGGATGCTAATTTGAATCTTTCTTCTTGTGAGCCAGAATTTTTGAATATTTCAGCAATTTTTTGTTGTGTTGTGCCGTCTACTGACGCAGTTTTTTCCACAAGTGGTATATCATTCTCTGTAGAATAAAGTAATATTTTATCCACATGTTGTATATGTACACTATCGGTTGTGTTTTGAAAACTATTAGTATCTGATGTTGTTGTTTCAACTTTAGACGTATTTTGTAATTTGGTTACAAAATTTTCATAAGTTCTTTGAGATACGAAATTTGCTATAGTGAGAAATTCAGGATCGTCAGAAATATTCTTAACACCGTATGTTGAGCTTAATGTGGCTTGACTCAATGTTGTAAAAGCTACTTGGGTAATATCACCTATAACAACAAAATTATTATTTACTATGGTATTAGGTGTTTCTGGTAACGCACCACCATCATTGGGTAAAAATCCAAATTGATTAACAATGTTAATATTTTGAGTGCTATCAGTATAGGTAAAATCTTCGATGTTATAGTTTGAAGGGTACTTGTATATTAACTGATTTTTCATTGATGTTAAAACATCAGTAAATGTTTCAATTAATTTATTCGCAGATTTAGTTGTTATTGTAAAAGTTATGACTGGATTATTTAATGTAGATCTAAAACCATCCGTGAAGGTAACCATAGATTTCTTTAGTCCAGACAAACCGTTTGGATTAATAATTTTTTTTGAGTCATAAATTTGTGTATAACAAGTTAGATTTTTATCATCAGCTGAAGTTGCTTGTTTATAGTCAAATTTTACCGAAACAACAAAATCTATACTAAAATCTATTTCTTTTACTTGTGTACTTGTTACAGTATCAATAGTTGATTTTGAAGGAAATTCAACAAATTGTATAAAAGGATAATTATCTTTTTTTTGTTTTTGTGATGTAAAATAATCTAATCTTTGTATTATACTATTACCACCAAGTATAATTTGTTCATTATCTTTACCGTTTATTGTAAATTTAGAAGGGTCTGGAACAATACCAGATGCGCCATTATTATTTGGTCTGGACTTTTGAAGTCCCATGTAATAACTTTGCTTTGATTGTATTATATCCGTTGTGATAGGTCCAACATATTCATATTTTTCAGGTTGTGTGTTGTATCTGATTAGTTTAACTAATTGGCCAGGATTTGGTACAATATTGAAAAATTTTGGTAAAAAGGGTTCTGACAGATATGGATCTGTTTTTTTGTTTCCTGTGGAATATCTCCATGGTAAATAGGTATTAGTATTATCATTAGCACCTATTATAGCTTCAATATCTTTAACTGTTCTTGTTGGATTTTCTAATAAGGAAACATCATAAAAACGGATCCTTTCTGAATTATCAGGATCATCATTAAAAACACATACACCATATAATACTTCAATATTAGCCATTATCCTTAAATTTTAAACGTTTTTGTAACTCATTATAAACCTTATCATAAGTTTCCTCAATCTCACCTAAAGCAATCGTTAATTCTAATAATGTTTCTTTCATAACATTAAAGTCATTATTCAAATTAACAGCAATTTTAGATAAGTCTTTGTTAGATTTATCTTTATATGTTTTACAAATTTCTTCCAATATTTTATTTTTCATATTTATTGAATTTGACCGTAACCAAATTGTAATACTGGGCTACCAGAAACGGCAACTGAAATATTAGCATTTGTTTTTATGTGTGTTATGGTTGCTTTCATGGTTTCTTCAATAGCAATCATCATATTATTTGGTGAGCCGTCTGGTAAAGTTGGTGCGGTCACAATTCCTTTTTGTTCTAAAGCAGATTTTATATCACCCATAAGTGCAACATGGTTCATACCAGGTTTCAAAGCTCCTGCAACAAGAATCAACGGTGGAGGAATTGGTGGCATTGGTGTTGCCAGATTTGCCAATTTTAAAATATTTAATAATTGGTCAAGGATACTTGTACAGTTACTACTAAAACCGTTAAATATACCAAGTAAACCAAGTAATGATGAAAGACAAGCTAAATAATCTATACCTCTTTGTTTTAAATAATTCAACGCAAGATTTTTAGCGAGGTTAATCAAATCATTTTTGATCAAATTAAATATATTGTCAATAATAAGTTTTACAATTACTTCCCCAATTTTTGCAATGATAACAGACAATTGATTAACAACTTCAGTTGAAGCTTTTGTTGACGTATCACCAGATAAATAACCATACAATTTAGGTATAAGTAATAGTTTAGGTGAAATCATCATTTGCATTGCTGCATATGGGATTGATTTTAAAATGTTTAATTGAAACTCAGCATTTATATTTGGTAAATCTACCTGTAAAGTAATTTCACCACCATTTAATAAATCTGTTAATCCTTGACTTATAGATGATGATAACATTTCTGTAGCCTGGTCAACATTTGGTTTAACATTTGTGTTATCGTATGCTGTTGGATCAGAATTAACTGGTAAATTTAAAGATGGATCAGATAATGCTGAATTACCTTTAGTGTAATCAACAATTTGTGTATCATTTTTTGAAATGTTGAACAAGCTATCTAATGCATTGATAACAGCCGCTGAATCAACTGGAACATCTAAGTTATCACAAGTTGAAAATCTTACTAAATTATCAGATTGTAATTGTGCTTGCGTATTAATTTCATCAAGTGTTGGTGCATCAAATGCAAAATAATCTGTTGTATCACCATTATTCAAATCATTTGTTTGTGTATCACCAAAATTTGTTGTTATAGCACCGTCACTATTTGAATTACTTAAATTACCGTTTTGATTATTAAGATAACCTGTAGGAGATCCGTTCGTAACATTATTTCCAGTATTTGATTCACTACAAAACCCAAAAATCTTTTGTAATGCCGCAAGTATGCTATTTTGTTGACTTAATTGTATTTGGGTTTTGGAACCACCAAATGATAAGGCACCAGTTACTAAATCTGTGATTGTTGATAAAAATAAAGCAAAATTAAATATTGGTGAAATTGCTGTTAAATAGTCTTCCAACCATACACCAAA